CCAAATCTGATCAGCTCTGGTTGACAATTCATTCTCACCCCGGATAGCGTCTACCTTCTCCAGTTTAAGAACTCTGTCAGCCATTCCCTGATTTTCAGTCTCTTTCTTAGCTAGCTCAGTCTCTTTCTCAGCCAGTTTCTCTGTGAGGCTTTTGTTATCAGTTTCCAGAGTATCAACCTTGCCCTGAAACGTTGTCGTAGCCTCGGCCATAACCGCATCCTCAATAACTTTATAGTCATTAGGACTGTCTTCTTTAAACTTCTTAATCTCAAATGTCACTTTGTTCACCTCCTTGTTATTAATGTTATTTTCATCGCTGGATACAGTACCCAGTGTCTCAAGAGATAATTCCATCTCTCCTTGATCAAAAGCCGCTGCCTCGGTATTCGAATCGTAACCAAATACAACGACTGAAACTTCTTTGAATGTTGATTTTCTCCAGATATTTCCGGGACCTTTCATTTGTTTACCATTAACTTCTGCTATATCGCCCTTTCCAACTTGCTCAATAGTAGAAGGTATGGCGTATATGGAAGCTTCATAAGGGAACCCCTTTTTAGAAACTCTCAAGAATTTCTCGCTCTCTTCCGTTTCAACAAATACCGTAGTCTTAGGATTGATCATAAGCTTTTTATCTTCAGTTACGATAGGCTTTCCCGTGAAGGCTATCTTTGAGGAAGTCATGTGACCTTCCAAAATAGGGTATTTAGACTTAGGGAAGGACATCCCATCTAAATCAATCATAAGATCCCCCCAGTACCAATGATCTCTAATGATATCTCCAGAATAACCTATCATATCCATGATAGGAACATCTTCACCTTCTTCGAATTTAATATTGACATTCCCTGAATGATCCATGAAATGCAATGCGCCCTTCGATATTTTCTTTGTTTCGATAGTCATTGCTAATAGCCTCCTGGTTTTAGCCATAAAGACGGGCATTAAGAGAAGACAAGAATGAGTAGAGACATTTGCTTGCCTTCTCTTAATTTGACACTGTTGAGGGTGGCCGTCCTCAAACAGTACCCGCTATTCCTTATCATCATCTTTATTTTTAGCTTTCCCTGGTTCTATCTTTTTCTCTTGGACAGCTTCTTCATCTACAGCTGATTGAAGAGGTGGATATCGTTCTTCTTCTGTTGCCTTTTGTAATCGCGCTTTTTTATAATTACCGAATCCAATCTTTGTAACTAAAGAGGCCATCGGTAATCCGGCCTGGTCATACAACGATCCGTGCTTTACTCCAAGAATTGCTTTCGCCACCCCTTCCGGATTATCTATTTCAGATGTCGGGAAGGACAGTTCTATTACACGTTCAGGGGTATATTCATTTTCCTTAAATACAGGTTTCTGTTTATCGTCAAACGCAACCGCTTCTTTTACTTTAAATGTTTTTGGAAAATCAGTAACTGCTGATTTTAAGAAAAATATACTTCCCCAAAAATCATATCTGTAGAATCTAGCAAAATAAGTAACTTCGTCAGTGGTCCTGTCACTCATTGGTCCTCTGGAGGCCTTAACCGAAGCAAAGGTTCCTGTCGATTGTCCGGTTGTAACACCTTCTTCCTCATTTAAGCCTGATGTTACCATGTGTAATATGTCTGTATCACTATCGGATATTTTTGGCAACTGTGGGTTTGTAGCTGTAAGATCCATATCAGGTCCCAAAACCAATGTACTGCCCGGGGTTTTTACAGTAGCTATCCCGCTTTTTGCTCTCTCATCATCCGTAAGCCCTAACCAGGTTTTCCAAGTTTTCATATTGCTTATTTTAACTACCCAGAGATAAGCTCCAGAACTCTTTTTATGGTCTATTTCGTATTTTTTAAGGTCTTCCCAATATTCAAGCCATTCCAGAACTGTTCTTAAATGAGATATATTTCTTTTTACTACGAAGCCTTTATTCCAAAATATAATGAAGCTACGAAACCCGCCAAACTGTTTATATATCTTTTTTCGGGATTTACTGTTCTGTTGCTCGCTGACACTGAAGCTATTATTTTTCTTGGCGTCTTCAATAAGGTCTGGATATCTTGCAATAAATATGGAAGGGACTTGTTCTTTAACGGCTACTCCGTTGATATCATACTCTAAACAATAAAAAAGAGGTAAGGTAGGTTTTCCCGAATGGAATATCACACCATCTCCACTTGCTCCAGCTACAGCACTTGGATCAATGAAGTCGATTTCAATGAATCCATCATCATGTATTGTCAACCGTAAGAAAAGCTCACCTTCAATAAAGGATCTCCCAACAAACTGTCTCCAGTAGTCCCATAGCCTATTTCTGGGATCAAGCTCTATTTCATCTATTACCTCTTGGATTTGCTGTTCGTCCGAAAAAGCTCCGAAGCCTTCGCCAGTAACTCTACCGACTATACCTCTTACACTTGTATTCACATGAGGATTTAATTGGAATTTTTCCCAGCAACGGGTTTGTAATACTTGGCGGGTTAATTCTGGGTCTGATTTGTCTGAAGAAGCGATTCTGATAGGAGCACCGTCAGCGTCAGTATACTTCGTGACGCCAGGACCATATTGCCACGGCACCGCAAATTGATCTATAATATTCTGTTCTGTTAACTCAAGAGCTTCATTTTCTTCATCCATGACTTTCAATATAATAAGTTTACGTTAACTTAACATTAATTAAGGGACCCCTAACATATCTTTTTATATTGTGTCAAGTAAAATTATTTAGAATATCGTCCTAAGTTATCCTCATTTGCGAAGAAATCTCCAAAATTAATAGCTCCAGTCCTACTTCTAAAGTCTGATACTCCTAAGTTTCTGCCTGCATACATTGCGGCTCCCAGCATAAACATTGCATCATCCTGAGTTCCATATTTCTCTTTCTTCTCTGGGCTACCGAACCACCTTTTATCCACATCATGGTCAAATAAAGCTGCCTCTTCTTTTAGTATATCATCTAGTTTTGATCCAGGAATACCTATGGTTGGAGTTTTAAACCTACCTTTCTGAAAGGAGGTAAACACCTCTGTAAACATGGCTTTTTGGATATTATAGTTGGTTGCCCATAGATCCAGAGCAATATCATTCTCTTCGCACCATGGAGCTAAATCCCAGGCTCCCCATCTCTCTGATCCGATAACATCCAAGCCATCATATTCGTTATGAAGATCATTAAAAAAGTTCTTTATACCGTTTAACGAATGATCTTCTATATTTCTTATGCCAAGAAGGAGATACATATAAATAGGGACTGCGTTTTCATCAAGAAAAGGATGAGATCGACTGCCAATCAACCCTTTTGCGACTGCTCCAGTTATGGTTCTTGCACCTGTTCTTGTTTTCATTGGATCAGCGCGGTCAAATCCTGCAAGGACAGCCCAATCCGAATCGTATATATCGGATAATGTTTCTAAATCTTTGATTTCTGCGGCCTGAACCGATCCGTAAGGTGATTCCAACTGATACACTTCGTTTACAGGCCATAACCTTTCCTCGACTTCCTGAATGTATCTTTCAGTATCTAACTCAAAAGATGGCATATTGCCTTCTTCTATAAGTTTTGTCTCAGTATTAATGATCTTATTTTTCTTACTGATTAACTCAATAACTGTTTTATGTGTGTTAATTGTTCTATCAGCGCCCAGGTAATTGGTAGCTTCAATCATTTCATCCGTAAAGACTTTTTCCGCGCCAGCCGACCAGAGATTCAGGAAATATCTTTCAAAATCTCCCATTGGGAACTTTTCCCTGTACGAATCAAGCTGTTGCTGGTGCATATTAGGATTCCAATAATCCTCTACATTTCCTTTTTCGCTATATCGATATGAGAAGTATAGAGTAGGATCTTTGTTTGCCTGGTAACTTTTATATAATTTATACAGAATATGATCTTTTGCGGAAACGGTGGAGTCTATACACCCGAAGGCATTTGGGATATTACGGATTGATCCATCAAGCTGAACAAAGAAACGAGGATTTTTCATATCGAACATTTCAGAGAAAGTGTAGCCGTTAACATTTGATACGATACCAGTGAATGAATTGATAGTTCTTATAAAAGACCTTACGGTTTTCTTATCGTCAATT